CTCAATTGTATCTGTAATATAAATCTGTCTTTTTACAATTTGCATAATCTTAAAAACTCCTCTCTTGTTAATTGATTATCTTTAAATGAACCTCGTAGGTCGCTTGTAATCATCTCGCCATTTATCTTTTTAACTCCTCGCATTTCTTTACAAAGATGTCTGCCCTTCATAATAAGAGCAATACCTATAGGCTTTGCTACCTTTTCAATTTCATCAACCACTTCTTTAACTAGCCTTTCTTGTATTTGTAATTTTGCGGAATAGAAATCAATTATTCTAGCAATCTTTGATAGACCAATTACCTTTTCTCCAGGTATATAAGCAAAAAAGTATTCTCCAAAAAATGGCACCATATGATGTTCGCAATGAGAAAAGAAATAACCTTTGTCATAAACCATTTGGTCATACTCTACTCCATCACAATTATTATCAAATATTGTAATATTTGGTTTCTGTGCTTCATCATAACCTCGGAAAATCTCTTCCCACATTTTTACTACTCTTTTTGGAGTATCTACTAAACCCTCGCGGTTTGGGTTTTCGCCTATTCTTTCTAACATTCTAACAATAAGGTTCTCATCATCGGTATTTGTGTCTTCATACCAAAACTCAATCCAGCCATTATGTTCTGTAACATAGTTAAAACTGGTTGGCAATGCTCTTATAATACTATGTGGCTTTTTATATAAAACATAAAACATATTAAAGCAAGGATATTTACCATAGAAATTAGCAATTGTCTTCCCACTATCAATCAAGTCATCAACTACAATTGTTTGTGGTGTTATTCTATTACTAATTGGTATGTTTAGTATCGCACTTAACTCTTTTGCAACATATTCTCCACCCCTAGGAATACCATAGATGTTTTCTATTTTAATATTGAATATAGCAATTTCTTTTCTAATTATTTCGGCTAATATTATACAGTCAGCTTTAAATTGTTCTTCTGATATTTTTATTTTGTTTTCCATTAGACACCTCTCTTTTTATGGCTCCAAAGAACTTTATGTATTTGTAATGAATACCTTACTGGCAATTTATCTTTAACAATTCTTTCGGCTAGTTTGGTATTCCATTTTTTTTCAAAGCAAGGCGAGAATAATACTTTTGTTTTTGGGTGATTAGTTAATATTTCTTTTGCCATATCGTGTGCTATGTCATAATCTTCTTCGTTCTCAATCACAAACTTAATTTCATAAACATCTTTATCTAGATTTTCTAATAAGAACTTTCCATACATACCAGAGCTTGGCAATTTGAAATCAAGGACATAGAATACATTATCAATTTCTAATGGCAATGGTTGGCTACCATTTGTCTCAACAAATACTTTATAGTTTTTGCTAGTAGCAATTACTAAAAACTTTTCAATGTCAGGCTGTAATAATGGCTCTCCACCAGTAAGGCAAATATTTTTTATTTCAGGATAATCACTTTCTAACCTATGTATTATCTCCTCAACATCTATTTCCTTACCATTAATATGATACTGAGTGTCGCACCATTTACATTTAAAATTGCAACCACTTGTTCTAATAAATATTGTTAATTCTCCAGCTTGTTGACCTTCGCCTTGGACTGATAAGAATATTTCATTAATTTTCATAATTAAAATCCTCATAGGTAGCTTCAGCAAAACTTGTTGGTGTTTCCCATAATCTAACAAATGCTAAATCGACTCCTATCTTTTTTAGTAATGGTCTAATATTACCAAATATTTCTAAAGCCATAACTTCAGCTGTCGGGTTTGAATAAATATCATTCAAATATTTATGGTCTAGTTTTTCAATAACCATACTATTAACAATATTTTTAAGGTCGCCAAAGTCAATAACTATTCCATTTGGATTCAATTGTCCTCTAACTCCAACCTGCATCTTATAAGTGTGTCCGTGTAGATTTTTGCATTTACCTTCGTGCCAAGGTAAAAAGTGAGCACTATCAAAAGTAAATTCTTTTACAATTAGCATTTAATATCTCCTTTCATTAAATCTAGGCTTAGGATATTCTCGTGGTTCTTTCACATAAGTATTACCATTATCAATTAGATCATCAATCTCATCTGCTAGATTTTTTAGTTCGTCTAACCTTTCTTTTTCTGTCTTATCTTCAGAACCAAGTATCTTGTTAAGTCTTGTTTTATAGTATTCCAATATTGTTCTGTAAGTATCTCTATTCATTTTTTGCCTCCTCGGTTTCTACTTTAATATTATCTTCTTTGACTTCTTCTTTTGCCTCTGTCTTTGTTTCTTCTTTAACAATTTTCTCAACTATAATACCCTCCTTAATATCAAAGGATTTGATGTTCTCTGCTTTTATGAAATACTTTTCTAGTATAGTTCTAAAGTAATCATTCTGTTCTTTAATATATTTTCTTTTTTCTTCTAGTGTAGAAGATAGGTCTCTTTGTATTTTATCTAATCTTTCGGATGTTAATACGATAGCATTATCTAGTTCTGAAAGTATCTTTTCAGCTTTGATATAACTTTCTCTTTCCTCATCTGTTAGAACAATCTTTCTTTCTTCTTTTTCGCCGACGACTTCGACTACAATCTCATTTTTTTTCTCCATTTTTTTAATCTCCTTTTAATTATATTCTATGAGCTGAAAGGAAAATAAACAAACCCTTCAGCCCAAACATAAACCAAAATCCTCTCAACTCACAAAATATAATAAACAAAAAGCTGTTCTGGTAGAGATAAATTGTTAAACAACTTATTGTCAGAACAGCTTTTTATTTACAATATCTCTACAAAAACATTATATCATAATTTAAAAATACAATCAATAGTTATCTTAATAGAAAAGACCCCATAGGGTAGGGTCTTCTCTGAGGCAATCACCATTGCAATACATCATCAGTATAGCACATATCTATCTTATTTTCAAGTTCTTTTAATTCTTTTTTTAAAAACATTTCAATTAATGTTAAATCTTGACACTTCCAACTTAATGTTGCTCTTATCCTCAATGCCTTATACCATTCTTTTCCTCTTTTATTGATTGCCCAGAAATCAAATAGTGATGGGTCTTGGTGTGCACTATCTAATCTCATTGTGTGGCAACCACGACAAAGGCAAAACCCATTATCTAAGTCCCATCTTACAGAACGATTTCTTCTTCCAATAAAATGATGTGGTTGGTCTGCTGGACACCCACATTTTTCACATCTATCATTTTCTCTCTTTCTTATAATCAATCCCCATAAATTATCTAATCTGTCCACTTGCCTTTGATAATCCGTCTTTTTTTTTCTTGTTTTGGTTTTAAAAAAATTATTTGTTCCCATTGATTAACTATATCACGATGGCTATACTTGTAAATACTTACTTCTTTTTGCACCATCTTGTAAGTGATTGGCTGGTCTTTCAATATTTTCAATAAGGCTATCAGGTTCCCACCAAAAATATACTTTGTCATTCTCTATAAAAGCAATTCTATTTTCGATGTCTTGTGGCTTTATTGTCATTACTTGGTTCATATATTCTATGACTATTCTCTCATTCATATCTTTTGCATATTTGTAGTCTTCGTTAGATATAATGGCTTTATTTCTATATAATTCTTTTACTTTAATTTTCATAATAATAATGTTAATTTATTTACTAATTCCTCTTCAGAAGCCTCTAATTCTTCTTCATTAAGAAATCTCTCATTAGATAACCAAGTATATCTTCCAATTAAGAAATGGATAACCTCGTGCTTGGCAACTAAATCAAGATTGTCTTTGTTTAATTCTTTTGAATTGCTCCAAGTCTTATTTAGTTTAATTGATCCGACATAGTTTTTACCATTTATAGAACTCTCACCAAAATTATTCCTAAGTTCTCTGTGTTGTATATCAATATCCCAATTATCAAGGTTAAACTTCTTAATATAGTATTTACAGCATTTTTTAAAGTATTCAAAATGTTCTTTATTTGTTTTAATCATATTTTTTCTCTTTTCTTTACTATTCTTAAATCATCTAATCAATAAAGTTTTCTATTAGCTTTTTGAAAGTATTTTTGTTTTTTATAATCACTCATCTTTGAGAACTTTTTCTCTAGGTTTTCACAACTTATAGCAATAGACTCTGTTCTCATTTTCAATATTCTTCGGTGTCTATGAAAGTCTGATATTCCGTTTCCAATATGTGAAGCTCCCATATCAACCCATTCATATTTACTTGTTTTATGGTTAAGTATTTTTTGTCTCATTTTTCTATGTTTATTTTTTAATTTTAAAATCAGGATAGAAGAAGTCCCTTGCTTTTGTTACGAATGTCTTTTTGCCACATATATCACATTCGGCTATATGATAAGTAGAAACTTCAAACTTTTTCTTACTTGGTTCTTTGCCATATTTTTTCAAGCAAGTCTGTCGGTTGGCTTCAATTCCACAATCATTACAAACACTATTAGGATAATTTTTATCTTTGGGTGTTATTATTATTGTTTTCATTCTATTTATTTAATATCTATACCACTGAAAGGCTAAATCATCACAAGGTATAATTTTTCTAATTGTTTTCTCGTCAATTATCTTTGTTCCATACGCCTTGATAAAGTTTTCATCTTCGCAAGATGTTCCGTATAATATCGACCAATCCGCTATGCTCCCTCTAACTGCGACCCATTTTACTAGTGCCTTATGCCCTCTTTTCATAGGGTGTGGTATTCTACACTTGCCTCTTGCAAATATGCTATGTGGTTCCATATCTTGCAATTTTTCTAGTGTTAGCATTTTTATTCCTTTCTAAATTATTCCTCTTTTTTTTATTTTATGTTTTGCTTCTTTTCTTAACTTTTTTATTAATTCTTTCAGCTCAGATTTATTAGTTGTGCCTATGTGTCCTGTTCTGCTATTAGTTGATAGCCAAGCATACATTGCTGTTCTATCTGCTGTTTCCCACTTGCCCCAAATAATCTCTGATAATTTATGGGCTTTATTTCTTAATTCTTTTGTCTCTTTATCTGCTGGTAATGACATTATGGTTCCGTCAGGGTGTTCGCTACAAGTAATGGTGCACTTTGGAAAGTTCTTACAACCCCACCAATATCCTCTCTTAAACTTACTTTTTCTGCGAACCATCTCAATACCACAATCAGGGCATAAGATTGGTTTCATTTCATTCCTTTTACATTTAGATTTTGTCTGAGCCTAGCAAGTGTTTCTAGTCCTCTTTTTCTTTCTTCGGGTGTCTGTTCTGGTGGTTTATCGACCTTTGGTATTGCTATAAACTTAGGCTTTTTCCTTAAACCATAATTTAGTAGGTCTGCAATATAATCAACCCTTTCTCCCTTTGGATTTTTCTGCCTAAATAAAATAACAAGGCTCATTTTATCTTTCCAAAAATCGTGGTCTTTAATTTTAGTTATAGCTTCTTTAATCTTATCTATTGAATATTGCTTTAACCAAAACCCTAGATTATCCTCAATCGCAACCGTTGAGGTTAGATTTTTTCCAGTTTCCTCGTTATAAAAATCTAATATTTCTTTTGCTAACTTTTTATTGTCATCTCTGTCTTTAATCCTTTTGACAATTCTGTTCTCTTTGGGTGTAAATAAACCTTCAAGGGAATTATTCATTACCTTTGCATACCAATCTAAAACATCTTGGCTTATCTCACTCAATAATAATTCCTTTGCTCTTTCATTTATTCTTCCCTCATACTTATCATACTTCATTGCATTTTTCAATAAGATATAACCCTTATAAAAATATATCTTATCTGCTTCTTCAAATTTTCTCTTAGCCAGTTCTAGCTCCTTTTCCCCAACTCCAGTATCAGTAACTATAATACGATTAGGACACTCATATAAGTGTATCATATTTACTCTTTCATTGGTTAAAAAGTATAAAAATAACAACTTTTCATTTGGAGTCAGTTCCGAAATAAAGTTGTCAGACCAAAACTTGGTGTGTATTACTCTGGTTTTCATTCTGCCTCCTTAGTTTTATTTTTCTTTATACCCCTATGTATAGCTCTATCTTATTTTATATTCTTTTTTTAAGAAAATCAAGTTAGCTTTTATTATCTTCGTCTCCATATCTTCGACTAATAGCCCCACCCATTTTCTCCATTTCTATTAAGGTAAAATATGCCTGTTTTCTAATTGAGGTAAAATAATTCTCATAGCTTTTAAGGATTATCTCCTCAAGTGATAGTAAAAATTGTGCGTGTGCCAACTCTTCTGCCTCTATTTGAGTGTTCAATTCTGCATACGCTTTCTTATCGGTTGCATTACATTTTTTGATGCTTTCGTTCTGCACAATACATCTAGCCATCGCTACTTTTAATTGTATCTCTAGCTTGTCTTTTAATTCTCTAGCTTGTGCAACCTTTCTTGATTGGTTGGCAATCATCGCAGGGAGCTTTGCTAGCCCCCTTTCGATGTCGTCCTTTGTCAAAGCATCTTTGCCAGGTGCATCGTAAACTAATTCATCAATTGGTTTTAATTCTTCGGCTACTTGTTTAGCTTCTTCTTCAATAGCTTTTTTTTCAATTTTTTTCATATATTGTTCTCCTATTTAATTCTATAGACCCCTAGCACTGATTGTTTCTTCTTCATAATATTCTATGCCCTGTATGGCTATTCCTGCCCTCATACAATCACTAACTTTGACTGTATCTATGGTTAAATATTCCCTTGGAATAATACTTGAATTAGTAATACGCCACTTTTTAATCTTTCTAGTTGATACAGAACCAAAATCTGACTTTACACTCTTCTGAACTTCTCCAACATTTTCCAACTTATTCATTGCTGTCTCGGTTTTCATTGTGCCTTTTTCAATCCTCGCCATAATCTTGGCTTCTTCTTGTCTAATTCTCTCGGCTTCTACTCTTTGAAAGGTTAGCATTTTATTCTTAATACTGATCTCCGTTTCATCTAAGAATAATTCAATGGGTCTAAATAGATTTCTGACTTCTTTTAAGGCATCATTCATAGGCTTTGTAATAGTTTCTTTCTTTTCCTTAACCTTTTTTGCATAAGACTTTATCTTCCCTAATACATCGGTAGCACTTTTCATTTGCTCTGCATTAGTAATTTCCATTACTTTTACTTCGGATAATTCGCTTTCAGTTTCTTTTTGTAATAATTCAATTTCCTTTGTTTCAACTTTCATTTTTGCATTCTCCTATTTGATTATTTTTTTCTTTTGAATACTTGCGAAATGATAAATTAGATTTCCAATACCAAGTGTAAACCAACCTGTTAATAGCAATATTAGAATATGTCCACCCAAGGTTGCTTTATTTCTTTTAATTAAGAAATAGTGTGGTGTTTCTTCTATCAAATCCCAATCTGCACTTTGATACATTTTTAATTCTCTCAAGGCTTCTATTCTTGCCTCGTCATCAATTTTTTTTGTCATCTTTTTTCCAATCTCCTTAGCTTTATTACTAATAGTTTTAAGTGCCTCCCTCTCTTCTTTTCGCCTAATTTTTTCTTGTGGCGATAATGGTTTTGTCATCTTTTTTCCTTTCTAATTTATTTCGGCTTTATAGGCTTGGGCTATTTCATAAGCCACTTTTTTAATCCTATTTGCCATTTTTAATATGTCAATTAATTTTATCTCTACCTCAAACTCCTTAACTTCTCCTGTTATCTCTATACCATTACCTCTAATTGTCTGTATCCATACTAATTTAATTTTTGGTATCTTTTTATATTTTAGCCAAACCATTAAAGCATAAAAGTGTAGCTGTCCGTGTTCGTCTGCTCTATTTTGTGTCCAAGGTTCCTTACCTGTCTTATACTCAATTATATTTTTTGTCTTTGGACAGAAGCTATCAAGTATACCAAACAATTTTATTTCTTCTAAATCTACTTCTAATTTATGTTCTGACTTGGCATACTTTGGAACTACACTAACCAACATATCAATTATTAAGTTATCACTTTTACCTTTTTCTAATTCTCTTGCCACATATCCACCAAATCTCATTTCATCATTTACAAAGGTTTCTTCTCCATAAACATAATGCTTGATATATCTTTCAGGGCTACCTTCCCAAGTTGTTAACTGACTCCAAGATATATAACCCCTAGGCAATTCTATACTACTGCATTTGGTTTTTATTTTGGATTTCATTTGCTTTTTCCTTTATTAATTTATTCAGCTTATCTTTTGACTCTTTGGTATATGCTTTGCTTTCAGATATTCTTAATCCAATCTCCATTAATAATTCTTCTGTCTTGCAAGAACTAATCATTTTTGAAGCAATCTCAAAATTTTTCTTTTGCTCAATCTCGTCATTTGGTTCAGGATTAGGCAAATCTAATTCTTTAAACTCTGCCTTACCATAAACATCATTCGCAATACCAAATTCACTTGCACATTTTTTTAGTGCATCTGTAGCAGCAGCTTTTAAATCATTCCCATAATCTAAAGGAATATCGGTTTTGACTTTTTTGCTGTCGGGCTTTCCCCATTTATTCATTACTGGCTTTCCATCTTTATCTAATACAGGTTCATATGTATTAACAAATTTTATTTCTGCCCTACCAAACTGTTCTTTGGTAATTGTATTGCCTTTATTATCTTTTACTGTTAATCTACCTTGCACCCAAACTACATCTCCTTCCCTACCTTTATCAACTATAGTAAAATCCCACATAAATCCAAATACGGAATTAAGAACTTTCTTTACATAAGTGCCTGTAACATATTCCCATTCGCCACCACCCTTCGCTGGTCTATGGTAAATATGTTCTTTGGGAGTCCTTTGGGCTATTGTTAATATCTGTTTTACTGTGAATGGTGTATCTGCTTGTGTTAGACCTTTCTGTTCAGCTTCGGAAACTGGATTAATAATTGCTAGACATTTTTCTTTCTTTTTTCTAGGTTGTCTAGTCTTTGCCTCTTGCTTCTCTTTTGGCATTTTGACCTCCTATTTGTTATTTTTATATTCATTTATCCAATCAATATGGACTTTTACCCATTCGTATCTAGTCCCTGTGAACTTCTTTGCTTTTAATTTCCCACTCTTAATCAAAAGTCTTATGTGTTCATACTTAGAATTAGGCTTTATAGTTTTCTTAAAGAAGAAGTCGTCTAATAGACCTGCTTCAACTATTTCTTTAATTGTATACCATTCTTTTTGCATTATTTTACCTCCATTCTATTTATTCCATTATATATTAATTTCAAAGAAGTGTCAAGACTTTTCTATCTTCTTACCAACTTCAATTTTTACATCTTTATAGCCCAAATTGTCAATTAACTTGGTAAAACTAGCTAATATTTTATAACTTTCACTTTCAGGGTCTTTATCGGTTAGCCCATAATACTCACCATCAAATCCTGCCATTATTTGACTTGCACTATACTCTGGGTGGATTTCAAAATCTTTAGGATTAACTACTCTACAATAAACAAATGGATTAGAAAAATTATTATATTTGGCTATTAATCTAATCTGATTTTGCTGTTTTGTATAAACACCATAAGAATTAAAATCTTTATGATTTTTGTCTAACCAGCCTTGCATTTTCCAGTAAGACCAATTTTCGTTCAATCTATTCATATTTGCTCTAGCTAAACCTCTTTGAATTATAACTGGGACTAATAGAAACTCTCCTTCGTCATTTAATTCAATAATAGCATTTGTTAACTTGCTAATATCGATTAAAGCAGAATAGACAAGTAAAGATTATATTCATTACCTCCAACTTTACAAAAGCCATACAACTTATCTTCTTCGTGTATGGGTTTTATCCAGCCCTCGTCATATAGCTTTGCTATTATCTGGTCATAAGGAATATTTATTTTCTTTAATCTATCTATTTGTTGCTTAACCTTTTCCCAACTATTATCTTCTTTCTCCCAATTAGGGTAGTAATCCCAAGGGTCAAAATAAAAGTTTTCGCAAGTCCAGACATCTTTAAATTTTTCTGAATTATAATATTCACTAATTTGCAACATTTTAAATCTGTCTTGATTATTGACTTCTTTTGGATTAGTAACCTCAAAATGTAATGTTCTACCCATTTTTTCTCCTTTCTTTTTTATATCTTCTAAACTCATTCTTCTTAACTATTTCCATTGCAAACATCTTGCCCTCAACTAACTTTCCCTTATTGTCTGGTCTTAATGTTTTTACTTCATTAACTTTGATAACTGACTTATCGGGTTTTCTGCCAACTTCTTCTAAAAATTGCTTTCTTAATCTTTTGACTTTAGTTTTTCTCATTTGTGTCCTCGCTTTCTAATGGCAATATAGGTGGTATACAACTCATTACTTGACTATCAGCATTTATTTTTAATGGCTTTCCTTCGGCTACCTCTTTTAAAAATACATTTGTAATCCAAGTGCCTTCACCTTTCTCAATAATCGGTTTCCACCAAGCAAAATTTCTAAAACTACTTACCAAGTCTGTCATTGCAAACCGACCATCTTCCAATTTAAACTTTAATCTTTGGAAGTAGCAATCTCCATTCCTTGATAATTTTTTTGGCTCAACTTTAATTAATACTGCTTTCATTTGTTTTCTCATAATTTATAATATTTTGATGCTATATTATCATTCCAGAATTCATTAATAAGTTTTTGCATTAACTCCTTTGCTTCTAATTTTGTTAATATAATATTAAATTTTTTCTTAGTAAATGATATTAGATATTTATTTTTATTTTTTTTAATTATTTCTATTGTTTTCATTTTGTTTTATTAGTATCATTTGTATTACTATTACTGCTATTCCAAAAGCAATAGTAAATCCTATACTAAATCCAAACCAAAAAATAACATTTATCAACCCAATATCCATTTTTACCTCCTTTCTAACATAGTCCTATATATACCCCTATATATACCTAATTGTTTTTTTTAACACGCCATTATATATATTATTAATATATATAAATATAATATTAATAATAATAAGGCCTGTGGATAATGTGGATAACTATAAGAATATCAATTAACTATCTATTTTTTTACTAATATTATCTGTGGATTACTTGTGGATTATCTGTGAATTACTAATTTAACTCAATTTTTAAACTGCAACTATACTCGTAATACACTTTTTTTATGGGCTAATCCTTTGCCTGTGCTTGTTTTATGCTGTTTATATACCGAGATACCCTTTTCTAATAAAAATCAATTCTAGGGCATCTCAGAAGTTTTTAGTATATTTTTTAGTTTTCTTTCTAAATTGCTATTGCTCTATTGTAATCGTCCCAATCACTATCTCGTGTTTCTTTTGCTATGTCTATAACCTCTCTATACTCATCTCTACGCTCCTCAACCAACTCATAAGCATATTGTATATCTCTATATGCCTTATCTGCCTCTAATTCTGTGATAACCTCTGCATCTAAAAATGCTTTTACTTCTTCCCAAATTAAATCATTTTCTTTATTGCTCATTTTATCTCCTTTCTAAATATTAGGGCTGTTTATCTCTCTCACCATATTCTCGGACCTCGGAGGGCGAAGTTTTCAAACTCTGGAATATTGAGAGCCAAGTTTTATTTAAGACTTCTCATTTCGTCACCCAATTATTAATTATTTATATACTTCTCAAAATACTTTGTGTAGTTTTTCATTATGTCTAATACTTCTTCTTTCTCTAATTCAACTCCACAAATTAAAATTGCTAAATCAATAACCTTATTTACATCAAACATATTTGTTAGACCACTTTGTCTAACCTTTTCATAAGCAATGAATTTTTCTTTTGTGATTTCCATTTTTTTTAATTAGTTAATATTATAAAATACCAAGCCCAAATACCTGCCCAACCTGCCATTGCTACTAATCCCATTACTGCTATCTTAATCTTTTCTACTTTACGCTTTTTTTGAATTCTCTGCATTCTTGTCATTTTTTTGATCCTCCTTTTTTTAATTACTAATATAATTAAAGGGGCAACTCTGCCTAGGCATTAATTTTAGTAGCTCTACATCTACTAAACCGTTGCCCTCTCTATATATCTATAATCTCTATTTTTTAATGAACCTGCTTCTGCTCTGGAAGGAATATTATTTATCCTCGCCAACCTTTATTTATTTTTTAATTAACTTAATTATATAGCAAGTCTCAAGAAGTGTCAAGAACATTTTATTTATAAATAAAAAAATCGCTATTTTTAGCGAATTATTGTAGCATATTTCTTATAAATTACACTTTGCATCTTAGTAAATACTTGTAAAAATATGGCTTATTTTACAGAGTTATCCACAGCAAAGATTTAGCCCACTCTGTGCAGAAATGGGCTAATTCAATGAGATGATGACATTTTTTAGCATATGACCAATTATACAGTCATAACACCACCAGTAAGTCCAAAACTTACCCTTTCTGACGAATGTCATCGGTTTGTTGCACAGAGGACAGATTACTTCCATTACTCACCCCTTTAATTATTGATACATATGGCGAACCACATATATCACAGTAGAGATTTCCTTCGTGAAAGTTATGGAGTGTTTGCTCATTGCACCTGGGACACAATGCCCTCACCTGTGCTTTCTTTGACAATTTGTATCAGCTCCTTCCCTTTGAGATAGAAACGCAAAACACATCTTGAACAATGCCATAGACCACCCCAATTATACATCGGCTGGTGGCACTTGGGACACTTGGGAAACTTCTCGTCTCCTTTGTTCATTCTCTTTCCTCCTCTGTCTTTTGGATTTTTTCTTCGGCTTTTTTGACGAAGTGCATAATGATTGCAAGGGTGATTGTTTGACTTCCTCTAAGTGTAAGCCACCACACTTTTCGTTGGAGCATTTCCATAGTTCCACTTTTTCTGACAAAACCCTGATAAATTCTAAGTGCTGTCCACATCTCACACATATCATTAATAACCCTCCTTTGTTGTGCCAAACCAGGTAGGCAGAAGCCTACCCGCCTCCGAAGCAAGAGAGGTGGTTTTACCCACCTGGACAGGCACAACCTGTCCTGTAATGCTTATTTCTTAGAAAATAAAGGCAATACCATTTTATTTAGAAATACTAGAATAATATTAATACTACTGATAAATAAAACATAGGTTAATGTTTTACCTGTCAAATCAATATTACTATAGTATTGTGTAAGAATAGCTACTGCATTTGAAAGTAAAAGATAGAATAAAACATTTACCAATTTACCCGTTGCAGTGTTCATAAGTTTAAGGTATAAATCCTTAATCTTTTTTGGTTTGCTTAATTTTTTTGCCATATAACCTCCTTAAATTACTTTTATTTGCCAATATATCCCAATGTCTTTTAACCACATCACTCCATCAACAACTGGTCTGAAATATTCTTCAAAGACATTGCCGACCTTGGAATTAAATGGGGCTGTTATTGATATTTTAAAATCATAACTTTCCCCTGGTTTAATTACTTTATCAACTGTTGCTGGTCTATTAATCCATTGCCAATTTACATTATAGAATAAAGATGGTCTATCAATATCATTGAAAAAGTTTTTCTCTTTCTTTAGATTTTGAGAAGTGCCTATTCTAAATATATTTGGCAACCAATCAGCAGTTCCATCGTTTATCAATCTTAATGTTAATATCTTTGTTTCGCCCGGCTTTATTTCAACTGGGTTCTTGGGTTCTTGACCATCATATTTGAAAGAATAAACTCCTTCGGTATCTACACCCACCCACATTTCATCAATTGGATAGTTATAAGGTAGCCAAAAGAAGCCCTTATCTCCCCAACCTTCTCCCCAACTATTAGCCATTTTCCAGGCACCAATAGTCCCATCAGGATTATTTCTATTGTCATCATAGCCCACACAAGTAATCTCGTGTCCACTAGTAATAACATTCCCACCTGTTAGAACCGTATTATTTCTCTGTTTAACGACATTTGTATACCAATTATAGCCATTATCCCATATTCTAACTAATACACTAACTATTTGACCTTTTGCTAATTGTGCTTTCATATCATTAAAAGTAACTACCTTTGCATAACTAGCAAATCTATAAGACAAAGCATCTTTATCGCTACCTACTGGTGGAGTGCTTTTATCAAACACTTTATAAGGCCACACAGACTCTCGACATACACCCCTATCTTTTACAGAGTGCATAGCATCCCTAGGAACCATTCCTTCTCTATCTTTCCAATCAGAAGAACCTGGATTTGAGATCGGGTTCATTCCTGATAATTGTCTTCCGTGATAGTAAATATCTCTTACTGATAAATCTGTTCTATCAAAAAACTCTTTCAGATAAGAAACGGAATTAGCAACACAAGTCCCTTCATTACCTTGGTTTTTAATTTTAAAAATCTTGTCAGAATTATCTACACTAACAGGCAAACCTGCTGTGGGTATTTCTGCCATAGCTATATAATCTCTCTCATCTTTGGGGCTTGGTATAGCACCAAACACTAACTTTTCTTCTTCCATTTTGTCCTCCTTGCTTCTATTAGTTTTAATATAAATAAATATATGCTATACCCAATCGTGGATAGTAATAAAAATCCAGTTAGATATAGCATAAAGTTTATCATTTTGATGTCCTTTCCTCTATTGTTGTTTGTAGCTTTACTATCTGAATAATAATGTCTTGTAGCTGTTTTTTTATTTCAATATCGTTCTGTGCTAAAGTGTGCATATCATTATCTTTTATATTCTGTAATTGAGCAGATAATTTAGTAGTAGTATCAATTTCGTGCTTTATACTATCAATTTGTTTTTGAACCTTATAAGATGCACCAAAGAATAAAGCATAGACAACACCTACAATAGATATAACACCCAACACAAAATTTACCTCGTTATAGAGTATCTTTTTTACCTTACCTTCTTGACTTTTACAATTATTATTGTTTGGTATTTGCATATTTTATTCCTCTGGTATATATCTTGTATATCCCCAAGCATTCATATAATTTTCTAATGCTCTTAACTGATCTTCTGTAAGATCACCATCTTCAATAGTTATGATTTTACGATTTTCATAATACAATGATACAATCTCTGTATCTAGCAGATTGTTTATGTCAGTAATCATTTCTTCTTCGGATTTTGGTATTATTTCAATATAATGGTATGTCATTTTATCCTCCTATAATAATGTTAATATTGAATTTACTTTATATGCTATATATGCTGTTCCAGTTGATGTTCCAGTTATGGTTAATCTAAAACCCCAATCAAATATTTGTGCTATTCCTTGTATATAATAACTGCCCGACCATATAAGATAAAAAGCGTATGGTTGTGAAACACCAATCATATTTGTTGTCCAACCAAGTGTAATGCATCTATTATTCCCATCTTCGTCAACAAACCCAGTAGAATACATAGCGTTATTAGTAACACCACTTGCAAGAACAGCTGAAAGTTCAATAGATTTTGGTCTATAACCAAGAATAATATTTGTTACCTGTGTTGGATTATAGGATGAGTATATATAACTAACAGTGTCAACATATGATAACATAATTGGATTTATTATCATTATTTTCTGTGTCGTATAAGCTATTGCAATTTTAATTGAATTAGTTCCAGGTGTATTTGAATAACCACCTGCCAAATCAGATAGATAGACAGTTGTGTTTGGAGTAAATACTGCTGTTGAACGACCATAAATTTTAAACATTAAATCTTGATTTGCTGTTGCCGACCAAACATTTGAGCTATTGAGAGTGCAAATATTACCACTATGCGTTGCTCCTCCGCCTTGTTGGTAATAATAAGTTATGTATCTTGATTGTGCAGAATAACTACCCCAAAACTCAAGTGTCATAACATAATATGTCCCATTTACTGTTTGGAATGGTGTATTAAAAACAAACTTTGTCGTTGCCGTAATATTATCATACGCAACTGGTTCAGAGGTCGCCAATAGTGTCCCAGGTATAGATGATGTTCCATAGACACCAGAGTGTGAATAAATCTTGACATAAACATTACTATAAGACGTTGTCGCTTGTTTTGCTAAATTAACAAGCTCTATTGCTTCAATAGCTGTTCCGTCACCAGTAAATGATTGTCCAACTCCCTTTAATGTAACTTGTCCACCAAAGCTATTTGTGTTTCCTCCACCAGGATTAAATTGCTGTGTTACTGCTAAAATAGATTGAGATAATAAGTCAGAACTACCAACACGCTTCACAGAAACAGTTTGATCTGCTAGTTTTGCTTCTTGGGCAATACCAACAAAACTAAATGCTTTTTCAGATATCCACCTTGCTTGAGCACGATATACTTTTCCAATCTCACCTTCCCATTGTTTGCTACCTTTAATCCAAAAATCTAAAGAACCAGTAAGGCTTACAGTCCAGGTATTATGGTCTGTTGATGTTAACAGATAACCCTCTGTGTAATTTCTATACTGATTATACCAGACATCAAAATTATTTGCTGGTGATAATGTTCCGCTTGGTAATGCCAGTGTTACAACATAGTTTGTTAATGGAGTTACAGTTAATGGAGATGGCAGATTAATCCAGTTCGGTAACCAATCATTTGATATTATACTAAGAGAACTTGCTGTTATTGTATAAGTTGCTAATGCACTCCCTGTGGGTTTAAAATCAGCACCTGCTAGATAGACTCTTAAAATAAAATTACCTGTTGGATTTCCATTTCTACGCATTTTGAACTTAAATCCAGTTAAAATATTTTGAAATCTATCTGTTCTAAATGACTGTGCTATATAAAAAGTGCTGTGTAATGTTTGATATGAATAATTATTAGAGTCTACAGAAAATATTCTATCAAAATCATAAGATAAATTTTTTGCAATATATACTGCATCACCTAATTCTATATTTTCACCTGCCGTATATTGCTCAATCAATGAATTTCCTCCTGGAATATCAGTTAAGTATTGAGCACTTCCATAATATCTTTGTGCATAAACATTCCTAAATCTTCTGTTTAATCCATAAGAAGGATAGTCAATAGCTCCAATATCATAGGTTAGATCTATATCTGGTATAATATTTTCGTCTACTGGACTATTAAGAATATTATCTAAATATTTGCCATCACCTCTAAAAATTGTCTTATAACCACCTGCATTTCTACCAAACTCTATGACCTCTCTAGTATCTAGTATTTGATTAGTAAGTATTTGAGTATCGCCTGGATTAACTACTATATTAGCAAGTCTTTGCCAGTTTAAATCTCCAACTGCTGTGGTTATATCTCCGTCAGTCAAAGGAGTAGCACCTGTCCCATTTACTCTTTCAATAGTCATTAAATTATTTTTCAAAGAATTAGGTTCGTCTTGAGATATTCTAACTATAATAGCATCAATTCTCTGTGTGCCACCACTATTCGCAGGTATAGAAATATTTTCAGTAGCATTACTTTCTGCTATGATTTTCCAATAAATACTATTTTTGAAATAATCAATCACACAGGCACCTGAATTAATATCAACTGTCATATCTCCTGCACCGTGTTGGACAACTTTAAGGTCATCGTTTGTTCCACGAGTATTCATTACTCCATCAGAAAATAGCTCTGTATTAAACTTAGCAAACTCTGCTGATGTATACTGTGCCTGATTACTGTCTATTATTGTAGTTTTCTTTGCCATTGTTATCCTCCTTGTTTATAATTATAACATTAATTGTGTTATAAGACAATTGACTCTATGGTTTTTAGTCGCTTGTCCATTTTATTGATACTTCTAAAAAAATTACTGGGCATAAAATACTTTCCAACAGGAGTTAGCGAAACATTTATGCTCTCTAATCCACTATTATTTAGCCTTGTTTCTATCCTAGTAATAAGATAATTATGATTCAAATCTATAAAACCATTGTCAAGAATAACCTTTACAGTATCTCCTATGCCAAAGCTCTCAATATCTATTTTTAAAACATTAGGCTCAACAGTAGGTATAATTACTTCTTGTTTATGATTATCAAGATATGATTGTGTTTCATTCTGTAAGTCAGAGGAACCAGTAGTTCCACCAAAATTTTCAGTATGTTCTAATCTTCCCCATTGCGAAATTGAAGTCGCATCTGTCTTGGTAACCGATAAGTTTTCAGCCTTACCTATAATAACATTTGCCATTTCCTTTCCATCAATCTCAACCTCATACTTTAATAGGTTAGCCATAGGCAATTGCTTTATTTGATACCTAAAAACTACATCAGAACTTTTATCTATCCCAAGTGCTGATAGAACATCGAGATTGCCATCTTCATTTATTCTAATTATTCTATTCTGTAAATTAGCAAGTTTCTCAAAGGCTTGTAATCCTGATATATCAGTTAAGTCAATTCTAGCAGTAATATTGATAGTAGTATCAATAGTCCCTATGCCTATCCCAGTATTATCAATTGAATTAATGCTATTTAAGGTAGCCACAATCTCATTATATAAAGAGTTTCCAGGTGTGGTAGAACGAGATACATTTCTCTTTTGGAGATAGTTCAACATTCCGCTACATCTTATAGTTATAATATTCAAATCGCAACTAAGATTATCTATATAGCCAATCCATTTAAAAATACCACCCTTATAAATCTTAATCTTATTATATAATTTCAGATTAGTAGTATTAGCTTTTTCATTTCTTAACTGCATTTTAAACTCTGCTGTCCCGCCCTTTCCTATTTCATTTGAAAAAGATAAATCCCAAAAGTTCTCACTCGTAATTGAAGTAAGATTATTTGTAAGCAACCTATCAAATATTTTAATGGAGTATGTCATAGTATTGAGTTTCTCCACTTAACTAATAACTGTTGTGTTGGATATTCCCAACTAATCAATGGGGATTGGTCGCTTTCATAAATAAAGAAGTTCTGTTTGGGTTCAACTTGAAACCAATCACTATCAAGTGTTAGATAACCACTCAAATCCTCTCCACCACTTTTTGTGACAGTTCCGTTCATAGTATCAATATCAATATATTCTAAATCACTCAAAGTAGTAGCAATCTGTAAAAATCTTTCTGTATAAGTAATTGTTCTTTGATATAAATCGTCAAAGGTAACTTCTAGCGTATTACCAGCAGTAGATTTGATACTTATAAGTATCTTTGTTATATCTCCCCAGCTAGGATTGCCTAATCTTCTAAACTCATCTTTTAAGAATGAAAAATAATTCCAACCAGTTCTTAGTGTCTTATTTCCCATAGAAAAGTCAGCCCAAAACTCATCTACTCCATCGGTTTCTATAAACTTTATTAGATTATCTGTCGTGTCCATCTTATCAATATCGTCTATGTATAAATAAAAATTAATAAACTCACCATTGGTTAGATAAGATAAATCTTGAGTATTAGTTTTTTCCATTGTTTCAATAGCACCATTGGTAGAAATTAATTTTCTTGCAAGACCATTCCTTTGAAAAAATTCTCTATCTTCTTCTCCACCTATCCAATCAAATGTAAAATCCGATAATAGTTCTTCATAAGAAAATACTTCTTTTAATTTTGTGATTTTTGGATTAGTGCAAGGACCGTAAAGCCTAAATTTGCCCAAACTATCTGCACTACCTGACTGATAGATATTAATTAGATTGTTGAATACAATATTAAAATTGTTGGGTAAAAATGTTGGCAATATCATTTGACCTTGTCTCCAGCCCATAAGTGAAGTAGCCTCATATTCTTCAGTGGTTAGAATATAAGGGCTTTCTGCCTTTAAGCTGACATAGAATCTTGATGAAGTTTTTTCTCCAGATGATCTTGAGAAGTTTAAATCTTGCTGTATCTTTGCATTAACAAAATATTCCTCACCAGTAGCATCTGTCCATTTTATAGTTACATAACCATCATTAATACCTTTTAATGGTTGGCTAGGTAAAGTAAATACTCTTTTAACTCTGTTCTGTATCATAACTAATTGCTCGTGGCTTTCAGCATATATCTCTCCTTCAAAAATAATGTTTCTCTTTCCATAAAAAGAATAGAAATCAAATATTCCGTGCTGACCCATTTTTTCTTGTTCTTGATTTCTAACTTCTAATTCAAATACAGGATATTGAGTAAGCCTAATACCAGTTGGTTTTCCGTCAACAGTAATACAACCCTGTTCGCTATCTATTGCAGCATTTATATCTATTTCTTCTAGGTTATAATTATTTTTTACATTATATGAATATGCTAACATTTTAACTCCTTAAGGCCCAAGCAAGGTATCTTCCAATATTATGAAAATCCATTTCGCTCTCTACTCTTGCATTAATATTAATTGGTTGGTTATAAGTCGTCTGACTAGGCATTGAACTAGTATAGCCACCTTGAGCAAATCCTCTAACCCTCACTCTTTCTAATTCCTTTACTAAACCACTAAATCTATTGACCATCCAGGCAGGTAAGACAAACTCACCTTTATGAACAACCCCTGCAATATCTGATAAACTTCCTCTACCTGTAAAACCACCACTATAAAATCCTGCAGGTGCACCAGATATGTTTCTGCCTAAAGATATTCCTGCTTCTGCTCTTTGTTTAGCAAGTTCTTCGTAAGCCTGTGATAATCTATTTATACTAGCCATTTCAGCCTGTTCTCTAGCTGTTAGGTTAGCCATAAATATATTTGTAATTTCAGTTTCAAACGCCTCAATCTCTGATTTTTTTTGAGCATATAGATTAATCTCTCTCTGTTTGATGGCTTCTAATTCAGTTTGTCGAATAAGTAACTGTGCTTTTTGTTGCTCAAATTGTTCTTGTTCAACTTTCATTCTCTCTTGGAATTCTATAATAATTCTTTCAAGGTCAGTAGCATCCGCCTTAATTCTTGCCTTATTTATTTCAGTATCAATCTTATTTCTTAATTGAGCTTGGTTCTTTAATGTTTCCTCAATCAAAGCCTGTTCTTGTAATAAAGAAATTCTTTGTTCATCATCAGTTGCACTAGCTATTTTTTCTTTAATTGCTTTTAATCTATTCTCACTATCAGTAATAACTGTTTCTACCCATTTAAGATATTCTTGTTGAGCTTTTTGTTTGCCATCAATAATCTTTTGCTCCTTATTGATTTCGTTTTGTATTTCATTTCTTCGTTTTATATTTTCTTCACGATCCAAGTCTGCTCGTAATTCTTTTATCTTTCGTTCTGCACTAACAACAGCATTAGCAACATCTGTAGCAAATTGACCAGTGCTTTCAGTTCTCTTCGAAAGATAGTCTGCACTAGCCTTCTCTAGATTACTTGCTACTTCATTTAAGGATTTATTTATGCTATCTAGTTTTGCTTTGTGGTCGCTTTCAAGTTTAGTTAATGCCTCATCTACATCTTTATACCCTGTCTCCCATACACCTATCAAATCTTTAATATCTACTTTCTGATCTGCAAGAGTTTTCTTTAATTTTTCTTGCAATGCTATATTCTCTTTGACTTGATTTGTTCCTGTGCTAGAAATAATAGTAAATGTATCTTTGTAAGAAGTTTTGGCTAACTTATCACGATATTCGCTGATTACTTTAAGATTATCTACATTCTTTTTAAATACTTTTTCTGCTTCTTCTAATGATAATTTCTGACTTTCTTTCTTAATATCTAAAATCTTTTTCTCAATATCATAAAACTCCGCACTACCAGCCTTGTATAGTGCTTGTTCTTTCTTTAATAAATCAATCTTTTCTTCTGCTGTCTTAGCTATCTCTAAATCTAATTCTAGCTTTGCTTTTCTCGCCTTAACTGACTCGTTTTCTGCCTTTGAAGCACCTTTTGCATCATCGGTAGCGCCACTCGCTAAACTAGCTAGTTGTTCATCAAGATTGATTTGTTCTTCTTTTTTATCATTAATTTCGTCTTGAACCTCTGCTGTCTTTTTAATCTGTTCTAGTTGCATATCAAGACCTGCATCAAGAATAATATCACCAAAATCCTCTCCTAGTTTTCTAAGTGCAGCAGTCGTATTTGCCCAGTTTATTTTATTTATTCCATCATTTAGATCCTCAATAAAGCCTTTTTTAGCCTGTTCGTTGACCTCTGGTGCAACATTAACAGTAAAGACACCAACATCTCCGCCACCTTCTTTTCCACTCAAAGCGTCTTTTATTCGTTTCCAAACATTTTTAGCCCAATTTACTACTGCCTTTAATGACTCACTTAACCACTTTCCAACAGCACTACCAATGCCTTTTAAAGCACTAACCCAATCAATACTAGCAACCCTTTGAAAAACTCCTTTTGCCCAGTTTCTAATCATCAAAAGGATATTAGTCAAAATAGTTCTCCAGTTAAGAGCAAGGTCTTTCAGTATTCCTAGATTGACTAATAGTAAATCATAGAAAAGTTTACCTGCGTTTTTAACAAATGCCCAGATAATTTGCCCGATAGCTTTAATTACTGTCCAAACTGCTTTAAGTATTCCTTTCCAAATATTAATAGCACCCTCTAACAATAGAAGTAGTCCTTTTCCCCAGTTACCTTTTAATATTTCAATAAAGCCTTGAAATTGTTTAACTACACCATTAATTATAGTAGTAAATGCCTGAACTAGCCCTTTCAATGTGCTATCCCATATAGCTTTTAGTCCTGCGACTACTCTATCCCATACAGCTTTGAAAACATAAAGAGCAAAGGTTAAGGCTTGTATAAATTTATCCCATACAGGTTTTATCTCTGCTAGTGTCCCAGCAAGAGAGTCTTTCATACCACCAAAATTATTCTGCCAAGCAGTATAAAGTAATCCAATAGTAGTAACTATACCTGCGATTATTAATCCTACTGGTCCTAGTGCAGTAACAACCTTGGTGCCTACTCCACCCAGTAATTCCAAAGCACCTGTAATAGTGTTTATAATACTACCTGCACCACCACCCATAAGTGCGAATTGAGAAGTAATCCCAGATAATTTGCTAATTATGCCTGGACCTACTATTTGAAAACCTTGCAATGCTAGGTTAAGGCTACTAACTGCGTTTGCTACCTTAGTAACTACTAGCCAAGATAGCCAAGCCGTTCCTACTGTCTTTATGAGAGGCCACAAAACTTGTAATACTGAAACTAGTTTAGATAATACGCCTAGTATGCCATTTATCCAGCCTTGTAAATCATTTGAAACAAAATCGGTTAAGGCAGATATAATTGGTTTTAGAATTGGAAATGTCTTTTCTCCTAGACCAGCTAGAAATACTTCCCAGCTATCTCCAAGGTTAGATATTAATTGGTTCATTGTTCCTGCTTGATCTGTAAAAGAGTTTGCAAATCTACCACCCTCTGAACCTGCTTTGTCAAATGCCTTTGCTAGATCCAGAAATCCATTTTTACTGTCCTTAACCATTTCGCTTGCTTCTGCCTTGGTTACTCCATAACTATCAGCCAATAATTCAAGTATATTAATACCTGCATTACCAAACTGTCTAATATCCATTTCAGTAATTTTTCCTGTATTACCAATTTGCTGCAAGTTAAATATAACTCTATCAAGCTCTGCCTGACCTTTACCCGCAGCAGCCAAAGCCTTACCAACATCTAGTAATACTTTTTCTGATACTTGAGCATTTTTAGTTACGAATGTAAGTGCCTTATTTGCTTCCAATAATCCAGTAAATGTAAAAGGTGTCTTTTTGGCATCTTCTTGTATCATCTTAATAGCCTCATCGGCTAACTCAATTGAACCTAGAAGTGTTTTGAAACCTTGCCTTTGGCTCTCAATATTCGCAGCAGCCATAACAGCGTCTTTACCCATATTAAGCATTGCCTGACCTATTCTTTTCATACCAGTAACAATCAAATCTCCACCCACAAAAGCCCCTAGCATTGATTTGAATGATGAGCCTAATACACTGCTCTGTTTGCCAACATTATTCATAGCACTAGAAGTCTGCCCCAGTGTTTTATTGAGGCTATCTGTGCTTTTGTTAATACTGTCTATCTGTTGCTTGGTAGTCCCAGTATTAGCCTGAATGTTGATTTCTAATCTTCTAAGTTCTGCCATTTTGACCTTTTAATTGTTGTTTAATCTTTAAAATATCATTATCAATTGTTGATATGCCTTTGCTATATTTTAAAGCTTTATCCTTTCTAGCATTTTCTTTTCTCCCTTCTTCGCTTTCCATATTCTGGATATAAATCATATATTCATAGAACATCATAAACCTATCGTAAGGCATTTTTAGTATATCTACATAATTGAATGATCCTTCATAAAACTTCAAGAACATCGCAAAAACCAGACCTAGCCTTACTATTCCTGTGTCGTCTTCTCGGGCGTGTCTTCTTGAGGTTTTGTTAAACCTAAAAAAGGCTTATTGAACCACTCCATAAACTTTAATTGTGCATTGATACCCCAACTCTTTACTTCTTCTAATTCAATGGTATTAAATTCTGATAATATCATATGAATTTGCTCTGGAATGGCGTTAACCTGTTTTAATTGAAGCTCTGACTTCATATCAACAATTTCTTTCATAAACTTCTTTTTCTCTTTGACATCTTCTATTAAAGATAATTGCTTTTCTTTTTCGTCTATCTCCATCTTTTCAAATTCTATATCTCGCATTATCTTTTCCATTTTTAAAATTGCTTCAGTAGAGATAGAACCAACTTTATAGGTTTTATCTCCTACTTTTAATGTATCGTAACTGTCTATTATATTGTTTAAATCTAGTATATCCCTTGCCATTTTAGTCTCCTTTTTTTATTAATTATTATTACTCGGAAGAAATCCTTTGAGGCTGGTAGCTTGGCAAAAACCACTCCAATTTAAGGAATATCCCACCTCATCAGAAATTAGCTTACAGATTGTTCGTCAACCCACTCTACGATTGTGCCTTCAAGCTCCATTTCAACAACCATTACATCATCAGTATTATCTGATATGAATGGCAACTCAATAGCTTTGATATTAGTAACATCTGACAAATCAATAGTAAATTTCTTACCATTGTTATCAGTGTTAGTAATACGAGCGTATTTACCAATCTTTTGACCAGTAGTGTTGAAAGTGATTTTCTTTGATGCATTTGGAGTATAATCGTAAGTTATAGTGAAAGTCTGGTTCATAGTTGTTACAGTCGCACTATCTACAATTATTATTCCCCATTTTCCATCGCTATTTTCAAGCAAGAAGAAGTCGGTATTAGCAACTAAAGCACCATCTACTGAACCAACAACAGAAGTAATACTAGGAGCACTGCCATTGCCCATTTGGTTCTCGATTATAATGAGTTCGTTGAAAGCCTTTGTGTTAGCTCCAACCGATTGAGTTGCACCTGTAACAGGAGTTCCAGCTACAGCAACAATATTGATAAGCCCATCATCAGTCTTTTGTAGGGTAGTAAAATCAACTTCTGCCAATGAAAATTGGAAAGAAGCTCTATCACCCTTCATAAACTTTGTGATTGATGGACAGTTATCAAATTCTACTTCGCTGTTCTCTGCTTTAGATACATACCTCATTTCTCGGATAGCACCAAGATTTACTAATGAACCTGCATCATCGCCAATCTCTAGTTTGGTTGAGCCAAATCTTAGAGCTGCATTTTTTTGAATTACAGTTTGAGACATAAAACACCTCAATTCTTTTTATTTATATTATTTGCCAATTGCCACTATTAACTAGTGCATCAGCCAAGACACTATCGACCTTAATTTTAGTGCCTTCTTTGACAAATTCACCTTCTGGTTTAAAGTGATTTCTCACTGACACAAGGTTAATTTGTCTATGCTTTACAGGCCTAACAACACCCGCCTTGTTGTTTTGACCTAATGAAGCCAAATTGTTTTTTTTCTTCTTCATATTTATATAGCCTCCTATTTAAAAATAAATTTATATTCTACTGGCATCATAAACAATCCTGTGTCTTTATCATACATATCATATTTATTTACTTGTAATGTCCTATTGACATTTATCTTTCCACCAAGTTTGCCTTGATAAAACTGCAATAATTCTTCTAGCTTTTTTGCCATTTCAATCGCAGTATCATACTTCTTTGCAATGCAATTTATTTGAAAGGTAGTTATCTCATAGCCTATGTGCCTATCAAGATTTCCACTAATTCTAGAATATGTTATAAAAGTGTCATAATTATTTAAAATATTTTCAGGCAACGAATGTGGATATATTCTAAAAGTGCCATTACTATTTTCTAGTAATGTTTTAAAATAAGCATCTTCTTTAATTGCGTTGAATATTCCTTCTTGTATCATATTTTGTTTTTTATTGACCTTATAAACTCATCAAGAATAGCATCTATATTACTGTCAAAACCTGTTCTCATCATAGATCTTGGTGCCATTTTAACTGTTCCAAGCTCTACATAAGGTGCATATTCTAATTCAGTATTAACCTGTGATTGTGTCCCACTAATTCTTTCAACTGACATAGATTTCTTCAAAGCACCTGTTCTAACAGGAGTTATATCTCTAATCTGTTTTCTTAGTAAACTTGCACTTTTATTCAAACCATCATCAATACCAGCATAAAGATTTGCATAAAATTCTGTCGTATTGTTTGTGTCTTTTATTTTAAGTGTTATCATTGTATTATTTTTTGTGCTACTATTGTTATTATGTCTTTAACGGTATTGAACTCTATGGCGTTTATGTCGTAGGTATTGCCCTCAATTATAATTCTGTCATTTATATCTATATCTTCTCTATATTTGAAATATATATTATGTGTTGCATTGATGTAAGCACTAGCAAGATTGTCTCTATTGTAGTGGCTTCGTGTTTCAACAATGCACTTTATATCACTAAACTTTACTGTCCAGTTCTTTTCTATACTACCAGTATCAGTTTGGCTAATAGTTTGGCTCTCTATATTAGCTAAGACACTAAATAGGTCGTCCACTATGTTATAGGGGTTTTTAAGTGGTTTTATTTCTTTTCCAACATAGTTATTCATATCCATTAGTATGCTCCTGGACTTTCGTCTATTAAGTTATAATTTAATTCTTGGTCTGTGTTATATCTATCTAATACTGTCGCACCACCATCTTCACCTGCATTTGTCTGTAAAACTTCTAAATCGACTAATAAATCAGCAAGTAAATCTTTAAGGTGGTCAAATATTTCACTGGCATTTACGCTAGAATTATCTTGTCTATAGTTAAATCGTTTTGCACTATCAGCTAACATTGCTTTAACGCAAAATACAGAGGATAGCAAAACTGTTTCCTCATCACTAGAACCTGTGTTTATTGAGATTATATTATCTAACTCTTCGTCTGTAAAAACATAAGCATAAGAATCATTATCGCCTATTTTGTATCTTATTTGCTGTTTAATTTCCATTCAATACCTCCAATATTTTTTTTATTTTTAATGCTGTGTTCTGATAAGTATATACTTTTTTTACAAAATCAGATTGTTCTTTGGCTTGTTTAAAACATTTTTCTTGATTGTTATAGACATAAGACATCTTTTCTTTCAACTCATCTATATCACTAACACTCCAATTACCAATTTCTCCCCAATCATCTTTAAACTTTTCAGCTGGTTCGAGTGTCTGTTTTTCTAGTGGACAACCAATACCATTTTTTAAAATGTCTATCATCCCAGTATTGTAAGCCATTATTGTCGGCATACCAGTTGCTATCGCTTCTAATGGTGGTAATCCAAAACCCTCACCTCTGCTTGGAAATACGAAGCAATCGCTACTATGATAAAGGTTTATCAACTCGTCTTCAGTTAAAATCCTATCAATTACCTCTATATTGCTACCAAAGTCAAACTTTTGTGCAATACCTCCTGAAGTCTTAAGAATTAATTTTACATCACCTCTATCGCTATATAGTGCCTTAAAGGCATCTACGACTAGCAATGGGTCTTTTCTTTTAGTAAATGTTCCAACCCATAAGAAAGTAAAAGTATTTTTAACTACTCTTTGTTTGAAAGTAAACTTCTCATCTACTCCAAGAGGTATAACATAAATAGGTATATCTACCCCTTCTTTTATGAATAGTCTCTTATTATGATATGAAGGAACAATTAATACATTAAAATTATTTATAGTTTTACCAGCATTCCCAGTAATTCCCGCCCAGGCATTTATTCCGTTAGGCAATCTATCTGTCTCAAACATTGAGAACAGGACTATCTTTTTATTCTGTAGCATTGTGGCTGTGTGAGGAAAGCCATAACACATTCCAATCTCTGCTTCTTCGTAAGTTTTTTTTCTGATTGCTTCGGCTTCAGCAGTCAATGGAACAGGGTAAGATTTCGTAATACCGAGTATTCTTATATCCACTCCTAGTTTATCAAGAGCAAGTATAATCTTTTCTGCAGAACCACTATATCCTTGCCCTGCTCCCATCGTGCCTAGCCAATTTATTTTAATTGGCATATATTTTTGTTTATAACTTTTTAACCTCTTTATGAACTGTTGGAGCTTCTTTGCCATCATAAGGAGTATCCATCAATTCATTCCAACTCTCATCTACTGCACCATTCTCAAAATGATTTCTTTGTCTTTGCCATCTTGAATATGGATCATTATCATCTGGTTCTGTTCCAGGTCCAACATAAGTATAATCCATATTGATACCATTTGCTTGCCATACTTTTACTTGTTCATCAACAACACCACCAACTTGTTGTGTCCAGAAGTCTATAATTGTTTGTTTCTCATTTTCGTTCGATAATATACAAACAAAATATTCTATACTATCTATTGTTACCCTGCCTAGAATAGCATATATGTCTTGTTCTCCAGTCGCAAAACTTAAATCTATTGTATGATTATCTATGTAATATGCTTCTGTAGAGTTATCTATCTTTTGGAAGAAATTAACAATATTGCCATTATTATCCTTCATAGCCACAGAACCATTAAAAGCCTCTATTGTAGGTGGTTGTCCATAAAGTCCTCTATACTGTTTATTGTCCAAAGAAAACCCTAATCTATCAATAACATATCCCCAACCATTATTTCCTTGTTGTAATGAACGAAACGCATCAGCCCAATAACTTTGTCCATAACTATCTACCCAGATTGTGTCATTTATTCCCTCAAGATGTATTTGAACCCAATCTGGTAGATTATCACTACTAGGACTGGCAAGTGTTAATACTCCGTTTAACGGCTCACCAAATTGCATAGCGTTGTTTAAGATAGTAACTAGCTGAGATTTTAATTGCGTCAAATCTTCACCTGCCATACCATAATCAACTCCAAAATTGTTTTGACCGCCAATTATCTCAACTAATACATTTTCACCAATTCCTATCACTAGTCGTCCGCCATTATGAATAGCACTAGCATTGTTTATTCTTAAGTCGAGCATATTCCCAGAGAAGAATGTTTTAGTATTCTGTTCATATCCAGTAGCACCAGAACCTTGATGTTGTTCTTGATTCCCATCGACATTATCAAACATTCTGAATATACATCGTATATCTGATAGTGTTATTACTTGATTTCCGCCTCCACCACCAGGAACTAAAGTAATTCCATATTCATCAATCAAATCACGGATTGCTTTTATGTCTTCCCCTTCGTTACCCATATTATCCCAACCTTCTAATAAAAGAATAGAGGGTGCACTGTCAATAAATATGGAACCATCTACTGTAGATGTTAGATTACATAATATAGCATAGATTGGATAGTCTCCATTCCAACCATAGTTTCCACCAACACTTGGATTTGTTATAACAGAGCCACTTGTAAATATTTGGTCGTGCCCATCTTTAGTATATTTATAACACGCCAATGTCATTGGAACAGTATATTGAATCTGCTCTATATAATAATCTGCCCCATATTCCTTACCATCGAATAAGGCGTGGACATTATGAGCCACTACCCATTCATCTCCAGACTCATTCTTGTATATATCTGAAGAAACACCATCAGGTGTAACTCTTACAAATGCAAGTTTGGGGTTACTTCTAACATATCCTAACTTTGATATTCCCATTTCGACCTCCTTATTAAGACGAAAGCCCACTCATAAAGCCTGTAAAGACAGGAAACAAGTGGGCTTCATCTGCTTAATATTATACTACGCTAACTTTACTTGAACAGCACCATCAACCCCACCGTTCGCAGTAGCAACTGCCCTTCTTGCTCTACCAACTATTTCCTCCATAATCAAACGAGAAAGGTCTGCATTATCGCTCGTGATACGCAAATCGTGTTTGATATATTCTATATAGTTTTTCTTGGTAGGTGCAATTAGATACAAATCGCCTTGTGCAACACCAGGATATTCATAGGTTTTAGCACCAACTGTTATCTCAGTTCCGTCATATTCAATGATGTTAGCCAAACTCAATTTCGTCTTTACAGTTGAAGGAGTAAGGTCTGCATACATTGAACCTTTGATAGCATCTTCGATAGCAAATCTATCAGCAGAGTTGATAAGCATATAAGCACCCTTTGGAAGGACAGTTATAGCATTTCTCAATGTCTTTGCAATAGATGTATCAAATGCTATTTGTTGTGGAGTTCCAGCCTTTTGAGCTTTCTTCTGCCCATTAAGGCCACCAGAACTAACTGTGTAGCTATCTGATATTATTGGATAAAGGTGCAAGTGGTTCAATAGCTTGTTATAAGCCTCACCAAATGCAACACCGATATCACTTACTTTCCAAGTCTGATTATATTCAATCATATTCTCGGTGTATTGAATACCAGCAGCATAAGTCTTGAATTTAACAGTCTTAACTGTGCCAGGAGCTAGGTCACCGAATTTTACTTCAGAGCCTTCAAGGTATTCAAGAAATACCATTCTAACTGGACCCATTTCATTGATTTCCAATATTTCAGGAAATGTTGAGTCTACCTTAGTTTGGTAGATATCTTTATACAATAAAGGAGTAGCTTCTCTACCTTGATATACATCATAGGTAATTTTCTTTAGAAATGCACTACCACCATCAGCAGAAGTAATCATTTCACGAAGTGTGTATTTGCCATTAGCAAACTCATCACCCCATTCTACACCAGTAGTTCTTTTGCCTTCAGCCATTTCTTTCAAGATGCCTTGAACAAAAGCCTCTGCTTCAGCACTTGCCTGGTTGAAATTGAATTCTTTCATTTTAAACCTCCATATTAATTACTATTAGGCCTGTGGTAGTCTAATCGCCCAAACAATATTGTTTGCGTCCTTAGCCACAGTTACCTTTGCAAATGCTCGGTTACCAGAAGATGTATTTGTTATGACACCACCTGATGTCATATACAAAATATCTCCTACATTTGCGGTTACAGATTGTGGAACTGCAAATTCCACTTCGTCTTGTGCAATATCAAGTGCTACTTGGTCGCCAGACGAGCCAGCGTTCATTAAAATACCGATAAAATCAGATATTCTAACAAGATCGCCTTTATTTTGTGTCTGAAGTAGTGTAACTACTACTGCTTGACCATCACTTCTTTTGTCTGCCATTTTAACCTCCTAAAAGTTTTAATTAGTATTTTATTCCGACTTCTTTTTTTGCTTGCTCTTGACCTTTATTTTCAGGAGCAAACTTTTTGTCGTCAATCATTTCTTTTAGCAATGCTTTTGTAGCATCACTTTCAAGAACTGTTTTGAGTGCCTCGTCAGCAACAGCCTTTGTAGAGGCTTTGCCAGTCATTTCACTCATAACCATCTTACTTATAAATCCTCGTGTAGCTTCATTAGCAATTTTCTTCGCTAATTCATTATCTACATAAGAACCAATAAGGTCAGAGGCTTGTTTTGACATTTCAGAGATAATATCGGTAGCTTTTTTCAGCTCTGTTTCTTTCTCTTCCAATGTCTTTTGGATTTTTTCTGAAGCATCTTGTTCACCCAGAGTTTTTACTTCAGTGAATAATTCACTGTTGTATTTCTCAAGGTCTTTTCTAGACATTTCAGAAATTATTTCTGCTTTATCCATTTTGACCTCCTGTTTATCTGACATTTCACTTGTTAATAATAAAAAGTTAGTATCTTTTGTTCCTTTTGAACCAGATCTAGCCCAGTCGATAGACTCAAGATTAAAAGATTTTATATCCCAAGTTCCTCTAATTGCGCCACGAACTTTTTCAGCAAGTCCATAGACACTAACTCCAACATCTTTACCAGTAGACTTTGCTATTTTAAGATATTGTTTCAATTTTTCAGCGTAAGGAAGGATATAGCCTTTTGCAAACAGGCGGGGCTTGCCAGCTATTTCCTTGATTACTGCACCTAACCAAATTGTTTGACTTTCGGGTGCCTTATAAGGTCTATCCTCATCTTTCATATGACCCAAATAAGCATCAGGCTTGAATTTATTTATCTGTTCCATTACTGACCTCATAGCTTCTATCGTCCAATTATTACCATTCTTTGAAGTTTGAGGGTTCAATACTTCAACTGTTACAAAGAGAGGGTCTTTATCATTAGCTTTCAATGCTTCCATATCAACACCAGTAATAGGAATATCTAATGAAAAGTTATCTTCACTGGACATTTCTTGAATAGCCCCAATCTCTCCTCTAAGTTGTTCTTTTTTTATTTCCATATTTTTATATTATTAGATAAAAAAAAGCCAAACACCATCTATATATGGGTTCAGCTATTAACTAGCTTTTGACAGCCATTAACTGGCTTTAGCTTATTTGTAATTTATAATGAAACCTCTATTGGCTAACGCTTTTGCAGTATCTTTTGGATTAGCAATTCTATCTTGTTGAAGTAAAGAAAGAAATTCTCTATTTACATCGGCAACTGTTGCCATATGACCAATAATATCTGCTACACTCATTCTAGCACTTTCAATATTACTGTCAACTATATTTTCTTCAGGTTCATTAACCTCTAAATTAACACCTTCAGGAAGTTTGCCTTCTTCTCGTGGCTTTTTCTTTTCATCATCTTCCTCATAAATATCAAAGCCTGTTGATGGAGTATTTAATCCATCAAATTCATTTACTTCTTTTGCCGGTTCACTGGGTGGAGTAGGCAAATTTAAATCTTCATCATTAGAAATTGATGCCTGTTGGCTTATCACTTCCTTCTCCTCCGTCTTGTTTTTCTCCATCTTCTTTATCTCCTTCGAGTTTTTCGTCTGTTTTTTCGTCATTATTTTCTTCCTCCTTATTTACTATTACTTTTTCTATTTCTTCGGCAGTCATATCACTAACCTCTCCACTACAATTAAAGTTTTCTATATCTTCCCCTTGCTCATTTTTAATGAAGTTTAGATTAACCGTATTCATTGTCCCACATTTAGGACAAGCACAAAGCAAACTATAATCCTTGCCTTGTATCATAAAGTTTTGTCCTTGTCTTCTAATTACTAGAAACTTTCCGTCATAAATTGCTACTCTTCCTTTTTTGCATTTTAGACACATCGCACTTTTTGCCATAGATTTTTTCCTCCTTATTATATTATTTGTTTTATTTTATTCCAAAATTCTTTTGGTGCTTCTTCACAGTGTTTCTTAATAGATTTATAATTATTCCAATCCCAATCAAAACTCATACAACCAAGATTATCGTTTATGATTAAATCACAACCACATAAGTAGGCTTCTAATACTGTTCTGCCAAATGGTTCTTTCCATTCAGGTAAATGTATAAAACTATCATACTTACGATAATAAACTGGCATTAAGTTATGCGGTATTTCTTGTAAAAACTTGATATTAGGTAATTCTTTTAACTTTTTAATTAAATCTCCATTGCCAAAACCTACTACATTTATCATAACATCTTTATTCTTTTTTGCAAAATAAATAACATTACTAATACCTTTATGAACATTAACTTGCCCAACCCATAAAACCTCTTTCTTTTTATTTGAAGGAAGATGTTTGAATATCTTAGTGTCAATAGGGCTATTCTGTATCTCAACATTAGGTATCTCATAACCAATCTTGTTTACATATTCTTTGTGATGCAAAGGAGATAAAAATATATTCATTAGTGAATTATTATAGAAATCTTTTTTGTCTTTTAGTCTAGGCACACACTCATAGTCGTGGCAATATCTTACATATTTTGCCCTTGATATTATCTGATTAAGGTTATCATCTGATAAGAACACTATATTATTAATTATGAAAAGATTTCTATCATTTATCATTGATGGTCTAAAGTCTTTTGTTTTTACAACAATAACTTGATAAGGACTATTCTCAATCATTATCTTATTGGTTTGTTGAGCCCCTCCTTGGTGTTCTTTCTCTGTAAAGTCAGTTAACCATACTATTTTCATATTTTTGCTTATTTTCCTATTTTGTTTTTACTATTATATAACTATAATGTTTTTCTTGTTGCTCATAGACAATAGCAGCACCTTTGAATAAATCAAGGAATGTATCGTGTCTAAAAGCGTGTAAGTGTCCTACACCACCGTGTTCTTTATTAAATGGGTCTTCTTTTAGATTTTCGCTAGTAGGAACGGTTGCTATAACATACTTGCCCCATTCCATAGCTTTTCTAACTAATTCCTTTGGGTCTTCACTATGTTCAATAGTTTCTGATAATAAGACAACATCAAAGTTTTTTCTTATAAAACCTATCTCGTCCCAGTCAGCAAGGATATAGAATATTTTATCTTTCTCTACTGCATTCTGCAGTTTCCTATCACTTATTTCTACCCCAACTAATCTATCAGTATAACCATGTCTTAAGGCTTCTCTCAAATAAAAACCATTAGCACAACCAAGCTCTAATAATGAATTACAATTATGAGATTTGTTCATTAAATCAATTAGTTTAGTAACAGTATTGTATCTATCGATACTCCATTTATTACTACTCTCACTAAAATATAACCTTCTCTGATAATCAGGTAAATCATTACCTTCTTCCTTATAGAATTGCTTAATCTTCTTGTTTGCCATTTAAGACCCTTTCTAATTGTTTTATTAATCGTGGTTGATAATATCTAGTATCAAACTCTCTTGGTTGTTCTTTTACTGCTTTTGCTAGATTTTTTGTCAACTCGTTTAGGTTTCTTGATAAATAAACTAAATCCTTACTTATCTCTCGGAATGTAGGATAATCATAACATACACAAGGTATACCACAGGCAAGTGCCTCAATAAGCCACATTCCAAAGCCTTCAAACTTACTAGCACAAATCATTGCCTTACACTTTGACATTATCTCAAACTTTTCTGTATCGCTGGGTGCTAATATAAAATCAATTCTATCTTTTAGGTTCATTGCCTCAATCTCTTTTTCTATTTTATCGGGCATTGAAGTAATAAACTTTAATCTATACTTATCTGATATTGGTGCAAAGGCTTTCAACACATCAGTATAATTTTTGCGATTAACTACTCTGCTAACTGTGCAAATCCAATTCTCTTTCTTAATCTCATTCTTTAGAATAGGTGCTAATACTCTATCATTAACTACTGGTTCGACTTTCCATACCTTCTTTTTATTCAACCAATTTTTACTACTCTTTCTGACATATTCACTAATACCGACTATTTCAACATCTTTTTCTTTAAGTGAGGGTATCATAGGTGCAAAGTATTTTTCTTCCATTTTATAATCACTAGGCATATGTTTTGCAATAAGAGGTAATGGGTCAAAGACAAATGCAAGACATCTGCCATCATATTGCTTTGCTAAATTGACTGCTGTTATATTGCCATAGACAGGAAAAGAAATATAAATCCTTGCTTTAACATCTACCTTTCTAATATCTTTTACATATACTGTCTTATGAAACTTATAATCAATAAAATCACTAGAGAATATTGGCTCCATATTAGTAAAGACAACTAGATTAGGCACAATCTCTGCCAATGCTTTGATTACTTGATAACCAAAGTATCTACCACCACTATAAAAATGGTTATTCTCAATTAATACTGCCACATCTATTGGATTTATTGGATTGACAATTGTTCTATAAGTAGCATTTCTAGTATCGTCCTCTATACTAAGACTCATTCGCTTCAAAGCCAATTCAATAGTGTTGGGGCTTCTAAGTAATCCTCTTTTTTTAGCATTTTGGTATATAGCACCCGAGTTCTTACTATTGTTTTTACATAATTCAATTATTCTATCGTCTTCCAAATATAAATCTATAATAGGTGATGAACCACATATCGGACACTTTTCATTTTGAGCTGGTGATTTACATATTGAGCATACTCTCATTGCTTCGGATTATTTTTATTTTTTTGCTGGCTCAAAGATACCGCCTTCTTCTGTGCACAACTTTCTAGCTTCTTCTTCTGTGTAAATATCTTTGTCCATTCTAATTGTTTGTGTTGCTGTTGTATTTTGACCTTTTAATTTGCCAATTATAATTCTAATACCTTTTTTTGGGCTAATACTTCTAAAGCTATTTGGTTCAAAATTGTTTGGGTTTCTTACTCTACAAGAGTGTTCATTTAAAAATGGCATATTTTTATATTATTTTATTATTGGTTGTAATTTACACATACAATTAGGGTGTGGTGTGCCAGGTGGGTCTCTCCATATACCTATCCCAAGTCCTTCGTTATGTGCAGCATACAAATCGCATATATCTGGCCTAGGGTGAGATGCACTCAGTATCCATTGATAACCAACCAATCCAGTAAAATCTTTATACATATAAACGATATTTTCTCTCATCGTGGTTGCGATTTCTGTCCTTGCTATTCTCAAGGCATTATATTCAACACTACCACTCCTTAATGTTTTTGGTATAGTTGTCTTACCAGTCATTTCTCTATAAAACTGATAAGGCGAAACTTTTTTTCCCTTTGCTGTCGGCTTTATATAATACTGAATATTCTTTGCTATCTCAAAGGCATCTTTTCCTTCTTTAATACCTACTGCTATTATATTTTTAACAGTCTTTTGTGCTGACGAATAAATACTTTTAAATCTTTGATTAGTATTCTTGTCTGCTATCTTTCTGTTTATAACTGACTTCTCAATCTTTGTCGGTAGTGTTTTATTAGATTTTAAAAAGTCTTTTTTTTCTTTTCCTTTTAAAGTTTTAGCAGTTTCATTAACCTGATAAGTTGTTAGCTTGTTATTATACTTTGTCATTATCAAAGCAATACTCGTTAATGTTGCTAGAATTAAATCATTAATTGCACTGTTAATCTTTTTCTCGCTTTTTATCTCACCATCTCTTGAATTGCTAATAACTATATCTCTTACTTTTGTTTTCGCTTTGTTCAATTCTTTTTCAATGGCATTATCTTGAGAAATCATAATCTCATACAACCCTTGGTAGTATTTTTGACTCTCATCTTGTGGGTCTAATGTTATTGCCATTATTCATTTTTATCTTAATTATCAATATCTTCATTATCTGTTTTCTGATTATTCAAAGAATTCAATTGGTCTTGAGGGTTATTAGCAAATAAATCAGATCTTTCATTCTTTTCTTCTTCTTCTTTTCTTGCTTGTTCTATCTCGGCATCTAAGTCATCAATATAATTATCCATACCTGCTAATATAAGAGCTGTCTTATCTGTAATAAGTCCGTCTGCTTTTAAGGTTTTGATTATCTCAAGATTTAATTTCAAATCATCACTGATTATCTTTGGTCTATTAACTGTATATTCTTTGGGTATATTTAGGCTAGTATCAAACTTGCTAGATACTTCAAAAAACAAGTCAATTAATTGTGTTAGAGGATTAATAAATTCAGATTGATTTCTTTTTGCTTTTTGGACAACTACTGGCATTTGCTCACTAACACTCGCTTTACTAGATTGAACTGCTGTTCCAAATACAAATTCAGGAGTTTCACTTGCTTGACATATAAGCCAGAATGTTATATTCAAAAATTTCTCACATTCGCCAGCCATTTGTGGACCAGAAAGCATCGATGCTTGTAGTCCCTCACCACCTACTATCATTTTTCTTTCGTCCCAATTCATTTTCCAATTCCCATAAGAGTCCTTACTAAAATTAGTTTTAATAAACTTTGCTACATCTCTAATACCTTGGAATACTGGTATAGATTTAGAATTATACATAAAATTAGCAACACCATTCTTATATATTTTAGTATATTCAGCCATTAATCCATAAGTATTTTGATACTCACTAATACCTCTAATAGAACGAGGCTCTTTATTGTGTTGATAAGCAATCATAGGCAAAGATCTCTCACCTAAACCAGTTTCGGTATATTCAGGTAACAATTCTCCTTGGCTCTTATCAAAGTTTGAACTCGTGTATTTATAAACTTCTCTGTAAGGGCTGTCTTTTCTTAAATACTCAATGTAGGTTATATTTGTGCCTGTCCCATCGTTTGCTGGAACAACCGTCTTAATATCATAACCAGTAATCTCATTTATGTTTTGATCGTTATAATGAATAGTAACCAACTCGGCAGGAACAATCTCAACCTCGCCCTTATCGTCCATTCTGATATAACTATCTCCATCTCTGAAACCATACTTTTGCCAATCAACCAAAGTATGAAAACTGTTCTTTAGAAAATCATTTGCTAACTTCATAGCATAATCATCTTCGCACTCTATCTGATATGGTTCGGGTTGTGCAAAATTTACTGCCGTATTTACAATAGGTTTTCCAAATACTGATCCAATAGAAAACTTCTGCCAATCTTTATAACCATAATCCGAAGAATAATAAATAGACTTAGTCAATGAGTAGTCTGATTTTGTGGTATCAATATCAGGAGTTCCATAGATGTCTGCTATAAAACCTTTTACTTGGTCTAGCATTTCATCATCTTTAGTTCTCCCAAAAATCTCTCTCACTATCTGCGTTATTTTGCTCATTGTTGCCTCCTTGTTTATATATTGCTTCTGAACCAACATCTAATCTAATTTCTTCTTCTCCCACATCTGCAAAGGTTAAAGCAAATGCTTCTGCGAAGTCAGGCGATTGGTGTGTTCGCCTTTTTAAATCTTCTTTTGGCTCAATTATTATTGTTGTATCGCTTCGTATTTTATACTTAATCCAAGTTAACTGTTTCCAGTTTTCATTATCTCGTAAATAGTTTCTAGGGTTTTTTACCCATTGGCTAGCTTCCCAGTAAATCTTGGCTTTTATATTACTAAACCTGTCATCATCAGTTTTTCCACCTACACTAACTCCATTTACATTATAGTCCATTTCTTTCAATCTGTCTACTACTCCTCTACCAATTCCGATGTCGTCAATATTGACATTGTAATCTCTGATATAATATTTCTTCATTAAATCAATTATCTCGGTTACATTAATCATTGTGTCATTGCTGCGATTTTTTCCTGCCACAAAGGCATAGTGTTTGTAGCGAATTACATAAACATTGTAATCCCCACCACCTGCAATATCACAACCTAGTATTGGCTCTCCGTCATATTTAGCTTCCATTGAATACTTTAAATCTTCGGTTGTCAATAATTGTCTATAACCGTGTTCGTCTATCTCGTCCTCTGGTGGAAATTCACAACCATATAAGATACTGAACAATGGTCTTTTCCTAGCTTCTTCTATAAGTTCCTCATTGTATCTACCCTCAACCAAGGCTCTTTGATAATCAATAAATATTCTAGCATACTTATCGTCCTGCCAATCCCTCAAGAAATGATTTCTATAAAAAGGGTTCCCAATCTTGACATACATTCCATCATCTTTACCTGAAATCATACGAAAGATTGTCGCTTCTGTTTTATCACTTATTAAACAGCTTTCATCTTCTATTACTACCCCTGCACCTTGACCCATTGCTGCGGTTATTGACCTCTCTGCATATTTACTCTGTGCTGACAACACAAAGATAATGCCTTGATTATTTAAACTTATTCTTGCCTTTGATTGATCTTGTCTTAATCTATTATAGTTATTTCTATCGGCATACTCTAACCTACTAAGAAAGGCCATATCATCGCCTAAATGTTCAATGTAATATCTCATTATTATTCTAGCCTGTTCTTGCCCTGGTGCTACTACACAAACCTTTTCGCCACCCAAACAAGTTAAGCATATACAAGCAAGTGCTACAAATAATGATTTACCATACTGTGTCGCACATATTATCTGAATTCTATTTGCTATTTTTAAAGCTATCGTTGCAAATATTTCAATCTGACCTTCTGTGGCAACGAGATCTGCTCTTTTGCCATCAATCTGAAAATGTTTTAATAATTCTAAGGCTAAGGCTCTTTGTTCATTTGTTAGTTTTATTTTTGGAATATCCATTTTTACAAACTGCTTTATATATTTCTGATAATCGTTCTGTGTAATCAATAACTTCTTTTCCAATTTCATCAATATTGTTATTTTGATTGACCTTTGTTGGCTTTCCTAATGTTGTTCTAAGATGCTCCCACACAATGGACATATCTTTAACACTAGGCAATAATTCTAGTTCAATTACTTGAGGCGTTCTTTCACTTGTTTCAGAACCATCAGCATTTTTTATCTTCTTTGTAATATAAACAACTTTCTTATAGCTTCTAGGTTGTAAAGTCTTAATCATAGCGTCCATAAAATTCATCTCATTTGCCATTATGTAGGCTACTCTTTGCCTCTCTGCCTTTTCAAGTTCTCTAATTTTAATCTCTTCTTTCTTACTATCTAAAGCAGCCTTATCTTCCACCCATTTAATTACATTCTTTTTTGTATTATCTGAGTAAGCTTGGGTCTTTTTCCAACCTTTTACTTCTTTTAACCAAAGAGATGGACTCTCATATTTTTCCTGTTCAAGATATTCCTCTCTAAGTTGTTTCCAATCAATGATTATTTTTGGCATTTTTTCTTTAACTCCTTAAAGTAATTAGCAAGGCACTTCTCATCACAAAATTGTTTTACTCCATTTACAGTAATATCGTGTGTCCATATTAGATTTTTCGTTTTACTAACCCAACCAGTATTGTTTCCAAGAACAATTGAAATATGTTTGACTGCAACATCTCTGTCGCTCAACATCTTGTAACAATTATCACATCTATAAGTTACTATTCTCATTTTTCATCCTTATTTCTTTTTTCCATAGTTTCAATATATGTTAATACTATAATAACTGCTAGGAAAGATATAGCAAATGGTATCCATAAGGGTGCTAATACCCATACCCAATCCCAATGGAGCTGTCCATTTATTTTAAATACTGCTAAGACTATTGTTATAACAATTAGGTTAATCCAAAACCTTGTTGTGTTGGTTTTATTTTTCATAGTTTAAATTATAGAAATTACATATTTTTACTAATGCCTGTTCGTCTTCTAGTGCGTCATCGCCCTTGGCATTGATTAAGGCTTCTATGACTATTGAGGCTTCTTCTTTCTCTAGTGAAAAAGTGAATGTTTCTTTAGCATCTATCATTGCGACATTTTCTGTCCCTACTTCTTGGCTGTCCCAATCAAAGTCTAGCATACCTTTGTAGGTTTCAATTTCACTAGGCGTGTAAGGTAACTGAAAGTCTGGTCGCTCAGATAATTTTACTACTAATTTTGCCAACTCAACCTCAATCATAGGGACTTGCTGTTGAAACATAATAGTTAGCTCTTGTGCTTCTTCGTCAGTCATTATCCCTTCATTGTAGATAAGAACTTTTTGCCTACCTAGTTTTAAACAGGCTCTATACTTTTGTTCTCCATCTATAATCTCATATTCTTGTGGATCAGTCCCTTCTATCTCTCTAACAATAATAGGCAACCTTTGCCCTTTTAATTCAATACTTCTAACCACCTTGTCAAATTCTATAGTGTCTTTGTTCTTGGGGTTCCAACTATTGGGTCGTATTAACGAGATGTCTACTTCTTTTAGCTTTGAAATGTCAAACTTTATCATATTTTTATTTTATTATTAGTTTAACTGGTGCGTATCCAAGGTAAATCCTTAATATGCCTATTATACCATTAAATACGATTGGTGCTGGAATAGTTAGTCTTAGCAATGAAAACACTCAATTGTATCTGTAATATAAATCTGTCTTTTTACAATTTGCATAATCTTAAAAACTCCTCTCTTGTTAATTGATTATCTTTAAATGAACCTCGTAGGTCGCTTGTAATCATCTCGCCATTT